TATTCTTCAAAGACAAAACAAGTAAAAGGCAAGAAGAAGAAATTTAAAGTTTCTTCCGACTGGCAAACTTACTATGGTAGCAATGAGGAATTGAAAAAAGATGTTATAATGCATGGACAAGATTCTTTTAGCCGAGAAATCACACATCTATGTAAAAGCAAAGGTGAATGTGGTTATCTTGAGGCCAAAGAACAATTTGTAAGAGGTGCTCTGGAAACAGATGACTATTACAATTCTTGGATTATGGTAAGAGTAAGAAAGTCCCACATTAAAGGTTTACAATGTTAGAATACTTGAAGGATATTGAGGAATATGATGCTTTGTTTTTCATGCCTCATCCAGATGTGGATATACACATACAATCAAATAGATACAAGAATCCTGGTACACCAATAGATGTTGGCTCTGTCGGACCGACTTGGCATATTTTGTTGTTTAAATGCAACGATGAAACCGACACAGTGGAAAACTTGGATGCATTTGATGCGGTACTAAGTGATCCTAGAGAGTATATCTCAACATTAATACCACAAGGTTGGTTCGGAATAGTTGCCAAAAAAACAACCACATCAAATTCTTTTATATCGGATGCGCTTGACAAGATCAAGAGTATGATGTAAAATAGAGTCTTTGAAACTGAAAGTATATTATGATTCTCGTTGACCTTAACCAGGTACTATTGTCCGGACTGATGGCACAAATTGCCAGTCAAAAGGGTGTTAAGTTAGAAGAAGGTCTTATCAGACATATGATCCTGAACATCATCAGGACTCACCTAAAGACTTTCCGTAAAGAATACGGTGAGGTTGTACTCTGTAGTGACAACCGTAAATACTGGCGCAAGGAGTTCTTTCCTTTCTACAAGGCCAGTCGCAAAAAGACAAGAGAGAAATCAGACCTTGACTGGCACATGATTTTTGATATGCTTTCCAAATTCAAACAAGAGTTGCGTGATAACTTTCCATACAAAGTTGTTGATGTTGAGGGAGCAGAAGCGGATGATATCATTGGTACACTTGTACCCCGTCACATCATGCATGAAAACATCCTAATCATTTCAAGTGATGGTGATTTTCTACAATTACAGATGTATAATGGTAGAAGTGAATTCACCGTCAAACAATATAATCCCGCACAAAAGAAATTTATCATTTCAGAAAATCCAATTGCTGAATTGAAAGAAAAAATCATCCGTGGTGATAAAGGTGATGGTATACCGAATGTATTGTCGGCATCGGATTGTTTTGTCCGTGATATTCGTCAAACAACTATCAACAAAAGTAAATTCGATAAGTTGATGGAAAAAGATTATGGCCTATGGGAAGATGAAACTGCTAGAATTGGTTATTCTCGTAACCAAACACTCATTGACTTGAGAAACATACCAGGCGATATCAAAGAGAAAATCATAAATACTTATGAAGAAACTAAACCAGCATCCAAAGGTAAAATTTTGGATTATTTGATTGCAAACAAACTGAAAAGTTTAATTGATGTTATTGAGGAATTTTAATGAAACCGTTATATGAAGTATTTGATTCGTTTGAGAACTGTCAAAACAAAAAAGAGAGAATGGATGTACTTGGCCAAAACTTGTCACAAACACTAGTCAATGTTTTCAAATTGGCATATCATCCAGATGTTCAATGGAAAGTAAAAGAATTACCAGAAAACTATAAAGTGCCAACAGATATGTTGCCTGGTATTACGCACGATAGCTTAGCCCATCAGTTGCGTAGACTGTATATGTTTCAAGTTGGCAATCAAACAGCTGAAACTTTGTCGGATAAACGAAGAACCGAACTTTTGATTCAAATGTTAGAATCAATTGAACCAAGAGAAGCAGAAATCTTATTGGGTATCTTCCAAAAAGATTTAGGAGTAAAAGGGTTAGACTACAAATTTGTAAAAGAGGCATTTCCAAACCTTCTACCATAATGGATAAAGAAAAGATAATTATCGTATCCGGTGAATTTGATCCTATCTCATATAATGAATTTAAATTATTAAAAAAGTGCAAGTCAAAGTGTGATTGGCTTGTCGTTGGCGTACACTCTGATGCTTACATGAAGTTACTCAGGGACGGCTTTAAAAACACACACGAACAAAGAAAAGAAGTAATAGAAAGTTTTCCATTTGTTGATGAAGTATTTACATTTAACGATATGGACGGAACATCATGCAATTTATTGAAATTAATTAAAATGTGTTATCCAATGTCGAATATAATCTATGTGTCGCAAACAGACATAACAAATTTGCCAGAATCTCGTATTCGTGGCATAACCTTTGAGACTATTAAATAAGGAGTTAAATTAAAGTGTCAAAATTTTCCGGTAAGTTTCGCAATTACGATGATGATGAAAATATGAATTTTCAGCCAAGAAAAAAGAAAAGAGAACATCAAAAGACCACAAGAAAAAAGTCTAATTATGATGATTATGACTATTTTACTGGTTTTGAAGATTATCAAAAGCCTGCCAGAAGAAAAGCAAGACAATTTGGTTAAACTCTAGTGTTGTTTCTATGCAACACACATATTGACAAATATCCTGAATAGTGTATAATACACTCATTCGTTGGAGAAATTTTATGATGTTCTATGTACGCACACCCAAGTCCAAGGCCAAAAAAGTGCCAAAGGCTAAACTCGAGCAGTACGAAAAATGGTTGCAATCACACCAACCAACAAAACCCCTTAAAATTCAGAAAACCAACAACTCGTTGTCTGGTTATAAACTGTCAGCACCTGTTGGCCGTGAAACCAAGCAGTACAAATCGTTAAATACCGGTGAAGTTGGTGCAACCAAAGCTGCGGCAAAGGTTTATACCGGCACAAACATGCTAGGTATTGCAACAATGCACAAATCCAACGCTGTTCCTGTGTTTAACAGTGAGTCGGCCGTAGAAATTTCAAACATGAGGCGCTAAAATGAGTAAAAAAATGAGTTTTGTTGTAAAATTGCAACGACCGGTGTGTCGAACACCAATCAAGCCTGTGCAAGCGCACAAAAATGACGCAAAATTTAGTCGTAAAAATGATAAAAAAGCGATTTTGTCGCAAATCGCTGAGCTAGGAGACAAAAATGTCGCAAAATACTGAGCCAAAACAAGAACCGATTGAGTGGAAACCTTTGGATGAAGTTGTTCGTAAATGGGCAGTCATGTCCCAATTCGAAAAAGATCAGGATTGGTACAAAAAAATGAAGGAACAGTACGAATGAACAAAGTTTTCAACTATGAAGATATTTTTGAAGATATTCCTGGCGATCCGGACAATATTTTGCTAAAATTTCCTCCGGAAATGTTGGAAGAAACCGGCTGGAAAGAAGGTGACACAATTAAAATTGAAATTGTTAACGGAAGTTTACATATTTCGAAAAAAGATGTTGCAGAAAAACAACTTAACCTTGATTTTTGATTGATAGTGTGATATAATAGAGTCATCACACAGGAGTTTTCATGGAATTGATTGAATCTAAATCGTTGCTGGCCAAATTGATGGCTACAGAAAATCTAACGATTGAGCAGCGCCCGGTACAAACAGCATCCTTTGATGTTCGTAACCGTGTTTTAGTTGTACCCATCCTCGACAAGAATATTTCAAATGAAATTTATGATTTGTTCATGGGCCATGAAGTTGGCCATGCTCTCTACACTCCAATGGAGGGTATGCTTAAAGTTAAAAATTTAAAATTAAACAGTGATGTTGCCAATGTGGTTGAAGATTCCCGCATCGAGCGCAAAATCAAATACAAATATCCTGGCCTCAAAAATTCTTTTGTGAGAGCTTACAAAGAGCTCTTTGAAAAAGATTTCTTTGGTGTCAAAAATTCTGACCTAAACAAATTAAATTTACTTGATAGAATTAACCTTCACTGCAAAGGTGGAGCTGGATTGCGTATTCAGTTCAATGATATTGAACGTGGTCTGGTTGGAGAAGTTGAAACAACTGAAACCTATGATGAAGTAATTGAAGTAACCAAGAAAATTATCGATTACATGAAAATGCAAATCGAAGAAGAAGAAAAACTAAGAATCAAATCAGACGAAGATGGTGATGATTATGATGATGAATCTGATGTATCAGAGGAAGAAATGGGCTTTGGTTCCGACTATGATGAGGACTATGAAGATTTCGATGGCAATAGTGAATCTGAGGTAAACGTAAACGAAGACGGAGAACAAGTACCAGCTTCTGGTTCAAAATCCGGAAAAAGTTTGGATGAAAAACTTGAAGAAAAAATCAAGTCACATACTAGTGAAGCATTTCGCCAAAACGAAAAGAAGTTATTTGAATCTAAACCTGGAACTTATGCATATGTAAATGTTCCACAATTAGATACAAAATATATTTTTGACCATAAAGAATTGTGGAAAAAATACAAAGAAGAGGACCATAAGGTTTGCACAGAATCTTATATAAAAATTCGAAATGAAAGTAACAAAGTTGTTTCTTATCTTGTTAAAGAATTTGAAATGCGTAAGAACGCAGACCAGTTAAAACGTGCTTCTGTTGCAAAGACTGGTGACTTGAATATGAAGAAAATCTTTTCATATCAATTCAACGAAGATATCTTCAAAAAGATTACAGTTGTACCTGGTGGAAAATCTCATGGTCTTGTGATGTTCCTTGACTGGTCAGGTTCAATGGTTGAACACATTGGTAATACTGTTAAACAGTTAATTAATCTTGTGTTGTTTTGCAAGAAGGTTAATATACCATATGAAGTATATGCTTTTATTGAAGATTCTGCTGGTAAGCATTATGTAAGACAAAAAGCTGTAAAAGGAGACCTCTATTTGAGAGGTTTTGGATTATGCAATTTGTTGTCTAGTAGAATGTCTAGTTTGGAATTTACTTACGCAGCTTCTGGTCTTGTGTATATGTCAGGGCTTTCGAAAAATCATAATAGACCTGGCCACACTCCACATTGGTTGAGTTTATCTGGAACACCATTGAATGAAGCAATCATTTATTCAATGACAATTGTTCCAGAGTTTCAGAAAAAATATAAATTGCAAATTGTTAACACAATCTTTTTGACAGATGGTGAAGGACACAATTTGCGTGAAGTGTATGATGATAATGGTTATGATTATATGATGCCGAAAGCCATCAAAGCAGAAA